TAACAAGTACAACGTTGACAAGGTGACTATGGGATCTGCAACTGATTCTCGTAATCGAACCAAGTTTATTCTGTATAGTCGTGGTGGTAAGGATGCTACACTTGCATGGGGTGATATGGGTGTATCTTTAACTAAATTTGTAAAAGAGGAAACTACATTGAAGACATTTGAACAAATTCGAGAGGCAAGAGGTAAGAGCGATTACCCCCTCTATCACAAAACATATTCTGGTGCGATGGCAGCGGCATATGAGTTAGCGAAGAAAAAGGGTTACACAGTATCAACCGATGACATTGATCGAAAGGTTGCTATGGGGCCAAAGAAACCGTCTAGTGGTAAGACAAACAGTTTCACTCTCAAGTTAGATGGAGAGAAAAAGAGAATGCTTGCAGTACAGGTTACTAACCTAGACAACAAACGTTACGAATTGAATACCTACATCACATGAAAAAGTTTAATGACTATCACGAAATAGACGAACATTGCGAGTGCAATGATCTATACGAAGACTTAATCGTTGAGGCGGCAGAGTACCAAGGGAAGAAGGTCAAACTGAATGACCCTATCCGTACATCTGAGAACCCCAATAAGAAGTTCAAGGTGTACGTGAAGAACGAGAAGGGTAAGGTTGTGGTTGTTCGATTTGGTGATCCCAACATGGGAATCAATCGAGACGATCCAAAGAAGAGAGCATCATTTAGGGCACGACATAATTGTGCAAATCCTGGCCCTAAATGGAAAGCACGGTATTGGAGTTGTTATCAATGGCGTGGAAGTGCTAAGGTTGATAACTAAAATAATATAAATAGATAAGTTGTTACTTAACTATATTTAAATGGGAAAGTCCAAAAATGGCAGTAGAGACACAAGCTAAACGACTCGATAGAATCGAGATGAAAATCGACAAGCTATCGGATGCAATGATTAGTCTTGCTCGTGCAGAGGAAAAACTTATCGCTATAGAAAAGAACAATCACTCTAATTTTGAGAGAATGAATAGATTCTCTATGAAGTTGGACGATATAGAGAGAAAGGTAAACGAAAACGCACACACAGTGGGCATTATAAATAAAATAGCATGGGTCACCACATCAATACTGATTGGTGGTCTCATAAAAATGTTTTGGTTCTAACGGAGACTAACAATGTCAATTAAAAAAACTATGGAGGCGTATTTGGAAATGGTCTCCGAAGCAAAAAAACTCGACCCTGTAGACGATAAGGCGAACGACAAGAAGTTCAAAGATCGTAAAGACAAGGACATCGATAACGATGGAGACGTAGATTCTTCAGATGAGTATCTGCACAAGAGACGTGCGGCAACTGACGATGCAATCGATGGTGGTAAGAAACCTGCCAAGAATGCAGTGAAGAAAGAATCAGAAGACGAAGAGGAAGGCGAAGAGAAGAAGAAGAAGCCTTTCCCTCCAAAGAAAAATGGTGATGAGGAAGACTCTGAAGCCGAGAAGGATGAGAAAGAAGAAGATCCTGTAGACGCAGACGGTGAAGACGAAAAACCAGAAGACAAGAAGAAGAAGAAATCTTCTGCAAACTCTGGTGAGAAGACTGCAGAGATCTCTAAGATCGGTGAAAGCACACACCAAGGTATCTCTATGGACGCTGCGACTGCCGAGTTACTTGATGCAGTTCAACAGATGTTCAATGAGAGAAAAGCAGCAGGCCCTATCGCAGGTGCACCCCCAGAGAAGATCGATGACAAAGAGTCTAAGTCTGGTAAGGACTTCATTGCGAAGCACAAAGTTGATGTGAAGACTCACGATGAACTTGAAAGGATTGAAAAACCCAAAGAGCGAAAAGTTAAAAAAGAGATGACAGAGTTCGAAGTGATTCGTGCGATTCTCTCTGGTAAAACCCCTGAGTAATGATAAGGAGTAAATTATGTTACAACCCCCAAGATGGTGTAAAGACGCAGTACCAACCCCACGTGGTTGGGCAGATGCAACAACCGGAGAACTTTTGATCTCCACACGATTAAATGCAGATGACATTGATGCATATATCAATCCTACGTCTGGACAGGTTGTATTCGAAGAAGTAGTACACGAAGCGCCTACTATGTTGCATGAAGCACCTGTAGGTAACAAGTCTCTCGAAGACATGACCAAAGCAGAACTAGTTGCACTCGCAGAGTCAACTGGTGTGGACGTAAAGAAGAGTGCAACAAAGGCAGTATTGATCGAAGCACTCTCTTAACACAACCCTACATATATTATGAACTTAGAACTGACACACAAAACCTTCACGCTCTATGCAGCGCAGAATTATTACAATCCTACCTGCATAGATAGTGAAGAGTTTTTCGATGACATCAAACGATTCAAGTATGTCAAACGATTACTCAATCGATACAGAGACACACTTGAACTCTCCGAAAGACTAATACTCAATCACCTAATCGTGATCTTCAATTGTTGGGGATTCGAATCTGGGGTGGAGATGTTAGCACTCAAAGTAGAACCAGAACACTGGCCTGCACTCAAACCTTTTCTTATATTCCTCAAGGCAGTCGAGGGTACTGATCTGACGGGTATTCCACTAGACCCTTGTGTGGTCGATAAATTGAGAAATTTGAAATGATCAAACCAGACGAAGACAAGTGTGGTGATTGCACCGTCTGTTGTGAGATAATGGGTTATACCGGAGGATGGAAATTCTTTGACAGGTATAACGAGGCAGAAAAGTTTGGGGTAGACTATGGTGAATGGTCTACTTGTAATAAACTCTGTGATACCGGATGTTCAATCCACCACGACAAACCTAAAATCTGCGAGAAGTTCTTCTGTTCATACGTGAAGTATGATATGCCCAAGGAGTTCAAACCGAATGACTGTGGGTTCGTTGCACACATCCAACCGCATGACGGTGTAGTAGGTATTCTATCTACGGACAAGACAATGCCTCCTGATATCCTGTATGATAATAACAAACAAATGATCGAAGAGATGATTGAGGAAATTGAGTTCAGTGAAGGTAAACGTTTCGAAGCTTGGTTTCATTCTAAGCAGGGTTCGATACAACTAAAGGGGAAACAGTGGAATGGAAAATGAAGTTTTTTATATGTAAAGACAGTTCCAAATTCGGTATACATGAGTACCAACAGTATGGTCAATGGATGTACTACTGTGATGACAAGGTACAGACCTACCAAGGTCATGACTATCTTGTCCTGTACTGTGGTTACTTGATAGAAGGACATCTCGAAGATGCATGTCGTAATCTAAGTTTCAACGAAGAGAACGGTAACTTCTTTGCGGTCAAACTGACCCCAGACGGGGACTATCAAATCTTCTTAGACTACTTCAACAACCACAAGGTGTTCTATGCAGACAAATATGGTATAGAGATATCCAACTGGTTACCTTTCATGTCATGCAATCAATCGGATATCGTGCGTAAGGATCTAGGGTATGACTACCTCGCACGTGAACTGACTCCCGAAGAGAATACTACCTACTTCGGTCACATAAATTCATACATCCCACCATACGATTATCTCTTGGATTGTGAACAAGCATGGTCTGAAGAGAAGTGGGATCCAGATGATCTTGCAGAATACATCTACGAATGTATGACACAACATGCAGAGAAAATTAAATCCTTGTATCCAAAACGATTCTGTGCACTCAGTGAAGGCATAGATTCTACATTACAATCACTGTTCTTTAAGGATGATCCGCAGTACGGATATAACGTAGAACCATGTGATGCAGGTGCCGCAGGGTTATCATATAAACGACTCAACTGGAGTAAGTTCCCTAATGTCAATACATACACGTTCAACGCTTGTGATGGTGCGAAGTATGTAGATAACCATCTGAATGATTCATCTACCAGATGGGCCAGTATCCTACCCACAATGATACAGGTCGAAGAAGCAGATCCGGACATCGTAATGTATGGTGTAAACGGAGATGAGATGTTCTTCCGTGATATGACCCCACATCTACATGCAGTGACCTTGCATAATATCCCTAAACATGATACAGTAGAGGGATTAAAGAAAACTATTAGAGAAGACGTTGCATCTAAGGTAAACATGTACGGTGCATGTTACTCTGTGGGTGATGATGACAGTGCATGGCAGTATGTGGATGTATACGAGAATGTGTGGTTGAGATCTATGCCCAAATATCGAACTCAGCTTACACTTAAACAAGAGATGTTTAGGTTGATGACTCCTAAATACTACACACGAGCAATAAGTGCGAACAATGATGTCATGGTTGCATCGTTGTATAATGACAGAAGAATCTACCATGAGGTCTTGAAATGTAGTGAAGAATACCTCAGAGAAGAAGCAATGGATTGTCCTATACAAAGGAAGTTGTTGAGTAAGTTTGATTTTTTCTGTGAGACTCCACACAAAGACATATTGTATGCAGACTATGACCCACTTCACGAGAATGTTTTTAGGGGTACGGTACAAAAATGTCTTGAACAGAACATCTAGAAAGGTATAAATAACGCTATGGGACTATTAAAATCAGCAGCAGATCTTGTCTATACTATCCGGTTCTTGAAACTTTTAGTAACGAAGTTCGAGGATACCGAAGCGTTTAAAGCGGGTATCATAGACAAAGACGGAAACAAGAATAAAGAATTCAATCAGAACTCGGCAGATGACCGTGCGGCATATCGTGCCCATTATACCACATTCCACAGACTTGTTTTCAATTTAAAACGCATCATGGCAAAAGCGCCAGGCGGTTCGTCTGTTGTTGCACGGTACGGAGCAGCACTCGCACTTATTAAAGAACATGGTGGTGATGTAGATAAGATCCACAAAGAAACGGGTATAGACATTCTTGACTGTCTCGCAGAAGAGACCCAGTGGTTTATGTTGGAAGGACATGAGTTGTCGCCAGGCGTATACCGAATTAAGAATGATACCATCACTACCGAATGTCACGAGATTGTTAAGAAGGGTGATCAACTCAGAGTTGAGATCACCTTACCAGTAAACGAAGTTTTAGGTCTTCAAATTTACGAGGCAACCCATATGAAATCAGGGAAGTCTGTGTATGTGACCACAGGAGAGTTATCTAAATGAGAATGCATCATAAGTTTGAACGTCATTTTTCTGGTGTGACTGATCTCATTAGAGAAGGTCATACTTATCTCACTGATAAAACTGTAAGAAATTTTCGAGGCGTACTGGAACGCACAGGCGCAACAAACATCTTCGAGATAGGATTCAATGCAGGACATTCCTCTTTCTGCTTCCTACAACTCGATACAGAAATTTCACTTCATTCTGTAGATAACGCAAGACATCATTATACCGAAGCTTGTATGGTTAAAATGAAAGAAATTTTTCCAGACAGGTTTACCTACGAAGTATTAGACTCTAACTCAATCGAAGAACTTGGTGAATACGATTTAGTATTCATTGATGGTGATCATCATATAGATTCTCTGCGACACGATTATAATCTATGTCGTGATAACGGTATCCAATGGATACTGGTAGATGATTATGGCGATCCTAAGATAAGAGATTTTGTGCAAGATATACACAACGATACCAGTGGTGAGAACCCATACACTATAGTTGAACACTATCAGTATGAAAATGAATTGCAATTCCGAAGACCGATGTCACGTCCAGCGTTGCATGTGACTGAGATGGTGTTATTACAAAGAGAGGATTCAGAAGAAGATGTCGAAGATTAAACGATTAAAAGACTACGAATGTGAAGACACTACAACCACATCTGTGCCTGGCGCAGGTGACGATTCCTCAACTGTAGTGGTAAAAAAGAAAAAGAAACTTGCAAAGGTACTGAAACGGAAACCGTTTTGGTTTCTTAAAAGGAAAACATCCTCCGATAAAGCTTGACTTTCTGTGTCAGGTTTGGTATGATATATAAAATTAACTAGGATTGCGCTATGAATGTATTCACTCATAGGGGATTCACTGTCTGCGTTTTTCATGGACAGGATCAAGATGAAATTGATGAGGTATTTGCCATAGAAACCAGTTTGGGTATGAGTGGTGGTAATATCAATAAAATGATCTATGTACCAATGGAAGGTTGCGATGACACAAGTCTCCGTAAAGATAGATTTTTAACAACAGACCCAACTGCATCTCTCAGTAACCACATGATGTGGGATGAGATATGGACTAAAGAAGAACAAGATTTACACATAGTGAAAATGATAGATAAGTTCATTGACACGAAAAAACAAGCGGTGATTGAGAACTACGAGTATGTAGCTGAAGAACCATTTTACGATTACTCTGGCGGAAAATAAATGAAAATTGACAAGAAAAAGGATGCACTGTTAGAAGACTATGCGGTGGGAATGCTCAAAGACTTCTATCTAAATGATTATGAAACAAGTCCCCAAGAGGGATACGCAAGAGCCGCAAAGGCATGGTCAACATATAGGGGAGAAATGGATGAGGAACTTGCCCAACGCTTATATGATTATGTTAGTAATAAGTGGTTTATGTTTGCAAGTCCGGTTCTATCTAATGCACCGAATGGACATGGCAAAGGAAAGGGGATGCCAATCTCCTGTTTCCTTACGTATGTCCCAGATACTCTGGAAGGTCTCATTGGTCATAGTTCTGAGTTACGTTGGCTTAGTGTTTATGGCGGGGGTGTCGGGGGTCATTGGTCTGACGTGCGAACCGTGTCTGACATTGCTCCAGGCCCCATTCCCTTCCTTCACACTGTAGACGCAGACATGATTGCTTACCGTCAAGGTAAGACACGTAAAGGATCCTATGCCGCATATATGGATGTGAGTCATCCAGACATTATTGAATTCTTGAACCTACGTATACCGACAGGTGATGTTCAACGTAAGGCATTGAACCTACATAACGCAATCAATATCACAGATGAGTTCATGGAAGCAGTCATGAACAATGATGATTTTGATCTACGTGATCCCAAGAACGATGAAGTCAAAGAATCTATCAATGCACGTAAGTTATGGGAACGTATTTTAGAAACAAGATTCCGTACAGGTGAACCATACCTGAACTTCATCGATACGGCAAATCGTGCACTGCCACAACCACTGAAGGATCTCGGTCTTAAAATC